TAAAATATCTGAAAGTATAAGATATAAAATAAAATCCCAAAATATTAGAACATTTGAAATTTTCAAATCAAAAGATGAGAATTTTTTTTCAATGATTTCTAAATTTCATATGGGATTTGTTAGAGCATTATGGAATGGTAAAACTGTATTATGTTTACCATCTTATATTACATCAATGATGTTACAACTTGCGGTTGATTATAAATATTTTGCTTCTATAAGAGATCCAATTGAAATTGTAAATAAATATAGATCGAGAGGTTTTGGAATTATTTTAAATGGATATGAAAAATTACATATGGCTTATTATAATAGTTCAAAATTAGAAAGTAATGTTAATTCTAAATGGATTGAAATGTATAAGGTTAATGTAAAAGTTAAACAAACTGTTGAAAATATTTTTGGAATTAAAAAATCATCTGATGATATTTTTAAACCTTCAAAATATTTTATGGGAATACCTTCAGATTGTTATAAAAATATTGTTCATGATACAGTAAGTAATTTTGATGAATGTTTTGCTAAAATTATAACTCCGTCTTTAACCTCAATTTCAAAATGTAAAGCTATAAATGATAATGGAAAAATAAATCCATTATCAAGAGAATTTATAAATTTAGCTTGGGACTTGACAAATAAATGAAAATAACATAAAGAATAAATTTTATAACAATATACCATTATGAATAATAAAAATTTATTATTATTTTCTTTAATTTTACTATTACCAACTCAAGTTGAAAATATTTTACAAATTTACCAAAATAATGGTAATATTGGTTTATATGGTGTATTTTTAGGTATTTATTATCAAAGAAATTATTTATGGATTATTTTTGGATTATTTTTACTTTCTATATTTTTTAATACAACATTAAGTGTAAAATTAATTTTAACAATATTTTCAGGATTATATTTTTTGAAATATATTATTTATATAAAAAAATATGAATTTATTTTTGATAATTGTGTTAACCAAATTTAAATGTATTATGACATACTACACATACAACAAAAGTTGTCATTGGTTCATCTGCTGATCTTGTTTGTGCTTGAGTAATTTTACATTTGGATTCACCACATTTAAAACATTTATATGCATCTGAATATACTATATTATTTTCTCTTTGTTCTATATATTCTTTTTTTTTAATAATATATGCCCATTTTTCAGGATGTATTTGAGATGGAGATAAAAAAGCAACATTACAAGGTTCAATTTTACCTGATAAAATGTTTTTTTTAAATGTTTTGTTTTCTATACCTTTTTTATTTTCATCTAAATTAACTAATATTTCATTTAATTTATCAAGATAAATTGGTTTAACATAATTTGAATCATATTTATTATTTATACAATAATTTAAAGCATATTCAAAAATACTTAATTCAATTTTTATTGCTATATCTATATTGAGTAATATATCACTTAAAACAGTTTGACTTTTTGCTCTTGGTAAACATATTTCTGCATATTGAATAAAATGATCTTTTATATCTACACTATTTGGAATTACAAAATCATAATTTGTATATGAAAATGGATTTGTTACCTCTTCGACACCTTCATTTATATTTTTATTTTTCATTCTATGTTATAATTGTTATATTATAACTCTGATATTTTTTATATATTTTTCAATTTTTATTATTTTATTATATATTTAAACAAAATTATCTTTATCTGTGAAATCAGATATACTTGATGATTTTAGTTTTGTGTTTATTTGTTTGTTTTTATTTGATTTAATATTATTATTTTTTATTTTATTTGACTGTATATTATTTTTTTTATTATTTTTTTCATTATTTTTGTTAAAATTTATGATTTTATATTTTGAATCCAAAGCCATAACATAAAAGAAAATATATCCAGATGAATTCTTTTCAATCGAATTAAAATAATATATAATTTTTTCTTCTTTATCAATAACAAATGCGGTTGTATTTGTATGGTATATTTTAATGTAAAATGTATATTTATTATCATTAGAGTTAAATAAATTTTTTTTTTCATTCAAATTTAAAATTATTGATGGAATATTTTCTGTAATGATATTTTGTATATTGTTATTTCCAAATTGATTTATTTTAATTTTAAATTTATCTGTATGTGCAAATAATTTTATTATTTTTAAAAAATGTTTAATATTATCTGAAAATGTAATTATTGAATTTAAAGATGGAATTTTTTGTTTATTAATATATTCATCAGTAAAAGTAATTCCATAAATTTTAACGTAACCAAAATCTATTAAATTATATTTTTTAATTTTTTTTTCATCTTGCAAAATAATATTAAAAAATTTATTTGATTCAATTATAATTTCACCATCTTTATTCCAATGTATTTTTTTATTTGGAATTTCATTAGGAATATTAGCAATATTTGAATTAACTTTATTTGTTAATTTTTTTAATAATTCATTTAAATTTATTTTTGGATTAAAATTTAAATAGTCTAAAACCATATTATTCACCGCATAAAGAATATTATAATTTTGTTTCATTGATTTTTTTAATCTATCTAATTTAATTCCAGATTTACCATATTCAAAAATTATTTTTTTTTCTTCATTATTTATTTTTTCTCTAGACTTTATATTATCATTTTGATAATTTGTATTAATTTTATTATTTAAATTTTTTTGTATTAAATTAATTGATTCTGGTTGATTTTCAGTTTTGGTTTTAATTATTTCACAATTGAAATTATTTTTAACTATATTATCAATTATATTTTTTTTTTCATAATTAAAATTTATTTGGGATGGTTTTAATTGAGGATTAATTTGTTTATTTGTATCATTATGAATTTTTAAAATTTTATTTGATTTATTATTGTGTTGATGTGTTAAATTATTTTTAATATTTTTATCATATCCAATAAAAAAATTATCTACATTATCTTGTGTAATTCTAAATAAATTATTCATTATATATTAAATATTTAATATATATTTGAATTTTAAACATATTTTTACATATTAAAAAGTATAAGCTTAAGCTTAATTAACTTAACATAATTTAACAGCAACAATAGAAAATTGAGAAGTGTAATCACATACTGATTGACCATTAGGTTGAGAATTAGTTCTGTTAATAGCAACAAGGAATCTGTTACAACATTTGTCTTTAATTTCACAAATGTTTCCTTCAGTTTTGGGATTTTCTCTAATTCTTTCAACAGCTTTAAGAGATAATTTCCAGAAATGTTCTAATTCAGCTAATTGTCTTCTTTGGGTAGAAGTAATAGCACTAGGAGCTAGACCTAATAAAGTTGCTCTGTTAATGCTAGTTGTTAATCCAAGATCAGGTAAATTTTGATATAAGTAAAGAGCACCAGTTTGAACATCAACAGACCAACCAATAACTTGATCTAATTTACCACATTCTTCAAAATTTAAATATCTAACAGTGTTAACAAATCCATAAGCAGTTGCTTCAAGAGGTTGTAATTGATTTTCAGTAGGACCAATAACCCAAACTTGTTGAGCACCTCTGTTGTAAACATAGGGAGTAGAACCAGAAACATCCATAATTTGTAATCCATTTTGAACTAAGAGCCATTCAGTTCTTAATTTGTCAAGTCTTTGGAAAGCAGCAGTGCAGCATTCAGGATTGCAGTCAGGAACACAGCATTCAACATCGCATGAGTCTTTTTTAGAACATTTTTTGCTTGACTTTCTATCCTTAGTCTTGCAAAGAACGTTTTCAATTGAGATTTCTTGATGAGGCATAATATATATAATAATATTATATAAAAAAAATTTTTGGGATAATAAAAATATTATTATATATATTTTTTTAAATTTTCAAACGTAAAATTTATTTTATATATTAAAAAATTGATTTTTATAATTAAAGTAATTAAAATTTAAAATAGATATATATCATATATAAAAAGAATATCCAAATGAGTTTATTAGATATAGTATCAACGCAAGATGAACAATTTAAAGAAAATTACCCCAAAATTATGAAAAAAATAGGTAAAAAAAAATTAATTGAAATGGAACCAACAATTGATGAAATTACAAAAGTTAATGAAGTCATAATCGATTATATTAAAACAAATAAAAGAAAAGTATATGGTGGATATGCTTTAAATAAATTATTAATTGCTAAAAATCCTTCTCTCGCTATTTATGATGAAATAGATACACCTGATATTGAATTTTATTCACCAGATCCTTTGGGAGATTTAGTTAAAATATGTGATAAATTAACTGAAATAGGATTTAAAAATGTAATTGGTCAAGAAGCTCAACATAAAGAAACATATTCAATATTTGTTAATTATCAATTGTATTGTGATATTTCTTATATGCCATCTAATATTTATTCTAAAGTGAGATTTATTCAAATGGATGGGTTTTATTTGATTCATCCTTGGTTTATGACAATTGATTATTTTAGAATGTTTACTGATCCTCTTGTAAGTTATTGGAGATTAGAAAAACATTTTGCTAGATATTTAAAATTACAAAAAACATATCCTTTACCATTAATTAATAAACCTCTTGAAATAAAACCTTTTAAACATGATAATTTAAATTCAACAATTAATTCATTACAAGATTATTTGTCATCTTTACCAAGTATTATATTTACTGGATTTTATGTTTATAATTACTATCTTGATTTTGTTAAATATAATAATAAAGACAAAAGATTTGGTCAAATACAAATGCCATACTTGGAAGTATATTCAACTAATTATATTGAAGATGGATTAAAAATTATTGATTATTTAAATTCTTTATCAGAACAAATGAATTTTAAAATTTCACATAAAGAATTTTATCCATTTTTTCAATTTTATGGTTCAAATACAGTTTTTTATTTTGAAGTTGATGGTGACCAAATACCAATTTTATATTTATATTCAAATAATAACAAATGTATTTCATTTAAAACAGTACCATATGTTAAATTTGATAATGTAAAATTAAAATCATCTCTTGTTCAAAACAAAACTATTGATATAGGAAGTTTTGATTTTAATATTCTTCACGCATTAACAATTTTAGTTAAGGTAAGAATTGATGAGGATAATGATTGGAATGATATTCTTTATACATTAATTAATGGTTTTGTTACTTTTAGAAAATATTATTTTTCCACACACAAAAAAACATTATATGATAATACTATTTTTGAAGGTTTTGTTATTGAATGTAAGGGAGAAACTATCTCACCTGATAGAGAAAAGAGAATGATAATTCAAATAAGAAAAAAATTAGGTAAACCACCTGTTTATAGATATGAATCTGGGGTATCTAAACATCCTTCACAATATTATTTTACAAATTCATCTGGTAATGAAATTAAAAATGATAAAAATCTTAAATTAAAAAAGGAAAATATTGGTAAAAAATTTGAGGATGAAATTGAAATCGGAGAAAATACTTTAGATTCTGCTAATGCATCTGAATCTGATTCTGAATCTGATTCAAAATCTAAATCTGAATCTGAATTGGAACCTAACAAGTAATAAGGATAATAATATTTAATTAAATATTAAAATAATTATTGTTATTTTTTATATATTAAAATAATTATTGTTATTTTTTATATATTAAAATTTTATTTTATGTATATATAATAAAGATTATAATGAATTTAGAGAATAAAAATAATTTAATTATTGGTGACTACATATTGATTAATAATAAATATATAGGAAGAATATACAAAATTATTTGGAATTCAAATGGTTATATTGTTAAATTAGATAATGATGAAAGGTATGAAGATAAGACATTAAAACAATATAAATTACTTGATTTTGAAAATACAGAAGGATATATGTTAGTTACACTTAATGATAAAATAAGTAAAATAGATTTAAATAATATTTCAAAATTATTAGAATTATTAGGTCCTAATGGTGTTAATACAATAGTTTCTAAAATTAATTTAAAATATAATAATTTTGTCAAACAATTACACTTTAAAACAATAGAACCAAATAACTCTGATAAATATTATTTGGATAAACAAAAAGAAGATTACAATAAAATATTTAAACCAAATAAATTTAATATTTATAGATTTCAAGCAGGACAAGAAGATAATTATATAAAATATATCGAAAAAATAATTTCAGATTTATTTATTTCAGATTTTGAAGTTAAATGGCAAGAAAACTTTAATTTAGGTTCACCAGATACATTATCAAAAAATGTTTTAGATATAGAAAGCGTTAATACAATAATAAAACCTAGTTTAATAACTGGTCTTGAAAAATATAATCAAATTAATCCAGAACAATTTTATAATTTTAAAAATACTTTGATGTTTAAACATTTAATATATGATGATAATGTTGATATGTTATCATTGGGAAAAGAATTAATTGGGATGATTAAAGAAACATTAATTTTGACACAAAAAAATATAGAATTTGATGATGGTGTAAAATTATTAGATAATACGAATTTATTTGATTTTTTAAATTTTAAAATAATTGGAGGATATATTGAAATAACAAATATTGATTATAATCTTGATTTCAGAACAATAACACCAGAATTAGTTCCAAATTTAACTGAATTATCATTTCAATATTCTAAGCAAATTGACTATAATATTTTATTACCAATTGTATTAGGTAATAAAACTCCAGAAGATGTTATCATAAATAAAGAAATGATAGAAGAATCATTAAAAATTTTATCTCAAGAATATATTATATGTTTTCAACCAAATGTTGATATTTTATTGTGGACTGTTGCTAGAATTATATTGTGTTGGTATGCGGATCCCGTATTATTTAATAATATCTATAAAATTAAAATATTAATAAATTTATTTAGAGCTAGAGGAGATAAAGAATTTAATAAAGATCAAGGTGTATTACCAATAATACAAATCATTCCAAATTACGGAAAAAAAAATGCTTTAAAAGTTTTATCCCATTTAAGTTATTTTTTCTTCCCATATAAAAAATTAGGTTTGGAAACATCCAATCCTACTTGGTTTGATAAAATTGATAATTTAATGTATTATACAAATGGTTCTCTTGAACTTAAAAAATATATTAAATATTTATTAAATACTAATTCAAAATTTAATAATCCTATGTCTAAAGATATGACACAAATAAATATTCCGGAACAAAATAATAAAATAGAAATTACTTTATAAAAAATTGAAATTAATAATATATTGATATATATATTAAAATACCTTAAAATACTTATATATATATATATATATAATTATATTATAAAACTATGAAAGAACAATTAAAATTAGATTGGGATATAAAAAGACAAGAAATATTAGATAAAACTAATAATGATCCTGAAGAAATTAAAAATTATGTATTAAATGAAAAAAACACAAAAATAACTAAAAAATACATTGAAGATGTATTTAAAATGTATGGTATTGAATATGAAGTATACGATATCGGTATTTTTCATATAGCTATGACTCATCCATCTTATACTAATAAAGATTATAGAGAAATGAAAAATTTAAAATCAATATTGATGGGTATAAATTTTTTAAAAGGTGAAGATTTGATACCAATTTCAAATAAACAAAAACATATGGCTGTTTCACTTGGTGAAACATCATATGAAAGATTAGAATTTTTGGGAGATTCTATTTTAAGACAAATTATTTCTGATTATCTATTTACCAGATATAATGATATGGATGAAGGAGATTTAACTAAATTAAGATCGCAAATAGAAAATGGTTCATCATTGGCAGAAATGACAAGAAGAATCGGATTACATAAATATATGTTAATTCCAAGAAATTTAGAAGTTAATGGTGCTAGAGAAAAAAACAATAAATTTCAATGTGATATTTTTGAAGCATTTATAGCTGCTGTTTATTGTGATTCATTAAAAATAAAATACAAAGAAATTGGATTTGGTAATGATTTAATTAATAAAGATAGAGGAAGTGGATATAGTTTATGTTTTAGATTTGTAACAAGTTTAATTGAAGAAGAAATTGATTTAACAACGCTTTTAGAAACTGAAACAAATCATAAAGATGAATTATTACAAACATTTCATAAGTTAGGATGGGGTGATCCAAAATATAATTTAATGGAAACAATAATTAATAATGACAGAATGGGAAAAAAATATTTTAAAATGTATGTTAGAGATAATGATGGAAATATTATTGGAATTGGTATTGGTTCATCTAAACAAAAGGGTGAAAAATTTGCCGCCAAAAAAGCATTACAACATTTAAAAATTATTCCAAATAATAATGAAGATATTATTCTAGATTCAAATTCAAAAGAAATATATTATAAAGATGAATATAATCATTTTAAAAAAAACAATTATAAAAAAAATAAAAATTTATTGGATTCAAATGATTCTAGTAATTCATCTGATTCAAATGATTCTGGTAATTCATCTGATTCTACTAATTCATCTGATTCAAATAATTCAGATACTTCATATAGTTTAGATGATTCTGATGATTCAAATAATTTAGCTAAATATAATTATACAATTCCAAATAATATTACACTTGCTGAAAAAATTAAATTATCAAATAAATCTCCCCCAAATCTTGATGTTCCATTAAAAAAAACTGAATTAAATCCTTGGACAAGAAAAAAAATATTAGGTACTACAAAAGTGTAAAGTATTTTTATAAATAAATTATAATTTAGATTGAACTAGATAATAAACAAAATATATCATTACTCCCCAAAAAATAAATATTAATGTATAACATCTAAAAAGAAAACATCTATATTCAGGTGTAAATTGAGGACAGCAAATAACATTTTCAGAATATGTATATTTATTATCATATAAAGGTAATTCTTGATAAGAATTGGAGTTATAACACAAAAAATTATTTAATTCCATTATTTAGAGCGTTGGGTATTTTAAATGCCGACTGTTCTCTATAGTACCGATTCTAATATATAAATTAGACTACTAAACTAGTCGTCGCGTCATTTAATCTACACAATGCTTTCACCTAAATTCTAAAAATGATAGGCTTAATTAGTAAACAATATATAATATTTATATTAATTGGTAAATGTTTACTATCCTACCTGACACTATTTAATTATTACCTTTAATTAAACAGTTATTTGTTTTTTATTTTTGGTTTCTTTTGTTGTTAGATTTATTACTTTTTTATTTACAGATTTTTTATTATCTCTCATGAATTCTTTGATTCTTGATTGATTATTTAAGTAATATTTACCTAACTTTAATATATTCATTGACGCATTTTTATCTCTATTTACATAAATACGCTTTTCGGTTTCCTCTTTAAGAGTTAGTACCTCATGTAAATATTTTAAATGCTTTCCTTTTTTTACTTTTACATTTGTTAATTCTTTATAGTTTTTATTATAAAGTTTACTAGTTTTAAATTCATCAGTTTCTAATACAATAAACTTTTTATTTAAC